CAGCTCGATGAGCGCGTACCTGCGCTGGTTGAGTACCCACTTGAAGAAGTTATCAAAGACCAACGCTGCGCTTACATGAACACCACCGTGGCTTATTCGCTGGCCTTTGCCGCTTACAACAGGGTGGGTGAAGTCGATCTGTTTGGCATGGACTTCAGCTACAAGAACAACCTGCACTTTGCAGAGGCTGGCAGAGCCTGCCTTGAGTTCTGGATCTGCAAGATGATAGCTATGGGTATCAAGGTCGGCGTCAGCCCAAGATCGTCTTTGCTGGATCAAAATGTTGATCTGCAAGAGCGGCTGTATGGCTACCACCGCCTAGCTGACCCCAAGATTGCCATGCCAGATAACGAGGGCGAGTGGTTGGTTTTTGACTCCTCCAAGCTCTCATCCATTGTGAAAGAGCACAACTTAGAAACCATTGAGCTGCCGCGCTCACCAGAACCATATAAGGGTTAATGATGTCAGGGAACGGAAACTTTGAGCTTGGCACCGTGATGGTTTCGACCACCAACAACAAGGGTCACGACCCTGAGTTCTGGGCGGAACAGATAACCAATCGGATTGTATCGGTCTCGGAAAACGCAGAGCCGCATGTGCGGCAACAAGCCCTTGCTTTTAGAAAGTATATTTATGACGTAGTATTGAATGGAATGCGTAGTGCAATCGCCTCTGATCGTGTCACAATCAGGGGTAAGCTAAGCGCCCAAGGCCACGAAGATATGGCGAACATCATAAAGGAGCTTTGATATGGCTATCACTTCAGCGATTTGCTCGTCTTTTAAGCAGGAAGTGCTTGTCGGCACTCACAATTTTACAGTCACATCTGGCAACAGTTTCAAGCTTGCGCTCTACACCTCTAGCGCAACTCTAGGCGCAGCTACCACGGCGTTCACGACCACAGGTCAAGCCAGTGGCACGAACTACACCAGCGGCGGCAGTGCGTTGACGAATATCACTCCAGTGTTGAGTGGAACCACGGCGGTTTGCGACTTTGCCGATCTCACTTTTGGCACGGCTACTGTGACTGCGAGAGGGTGCATGATTTACAACGACACCAATTCCGACAAGGCTGTGGCGACCATAGACTTTGGCGGCGACAAGACAAGCACTGCTGGCGACTTTACGGTTGTCTTCCCTAGCCCAACGGCGACTGGCGCGATTATTCGGCTTGCTTGATGCCACTCTCAAGGGTCGAGTTTCAGGCTGGGATCAATAAAGAAGAAACCGACTACGCATCCAAAGGCGGGTGGGTCGATGGCAACTTAATCAGGTTCCGCAAAGGCCGCGCAGAAAAACTGGGCGGCTGGTTTAAGAGAGGTGGCAATACCTTTCTGGGCATAGGTCGCGCCCTACATAGCTGGATCTCTCTGGCGGCAACCAAATACCTTGGTGTTGGCACCACAGTAAAATACTACATCGAAGATGGTGACGTTTATTATGACATCACACCTATCCGTAAAACCTCTACCAATAGCATAACTTTCGCCGCTGCCGATGGCTCTTCAACCATCACAGTGACTGACGCTACGCACGGCGCAGTAAATAATGACTTTGTAACAATTTCTGGGGCGGCTTCTTCAGGCGGATTGGTTACTGCTGAGGTGTTAAACCAAGAATACGAGATTGACTTAGTTCTAACCACGAACACCTACACGATCACTGCAAAGGACACTGCTGGCGCTACAGTCACTGCCAACGGCAGCGATACGGGCAATGGTGGTTCTGGTGTAGACGGTTCCTATCAAATAAATGTTGGATTAGACACCTACGTTCAAGGAACAGGTTGGGGCGTTGGAACTTGGGGTGCAGGCACGTTTGGTAGCGCGAGTTCTATTAGCTCAGTAAACCAGCTACGTTTATGGACGCATGACAACTATGGCGAGAACCTGATCATTAACCCTCGCGGCGCGGGTATCTATCGTTGGGTGGAAAACAACGGAACCAGTGTTAGGGCGCTTGAGCTTTCTGGCATTAGTGGTGCCAATCTAGTGCCTACCGTTGGCTTGCAGGTGATCACCAGCGAAACCGATAGGCACCTTATCGTGCTTGGTGCAGATCCAATATCAGGAAGCTCCAGAACGGGCGTTATTGACCCTATGCTTGTGGCGTTTAGTACATCTGAAGATGATCTTCAATTTGAACCTTTAGCGACCAACAGTGCTGGCTCTGTAAGGTTGTCTAGCGGTTCATTTATTGTTGGTGGCATTAAGTCTCGACAGGAAATATTAATCTGGACTGATACCAGTTTGTACTCAATGAACTTTATCGGGCCACCGCTCACCTTTGCTTTGAACCTCGTTAACGAAGGCGCGGGTATGATTGGGCCTAAATCCGCAGCTAACGCGCCTAACGGCGTTTATTTTGCGAGCAAAACTGGGTTTTATTTCTACAACGGGTCAGTCCAAAAGCTACCATGCACAGTTCAAGAATACGTCTTTGAAGACTTAGACCTTGGGCAAGCGTTTAAATGTCATATGGGCATAAACTCCGAGTTTAGCGAGATGTGGTTTTTCTACCCAAGCCTTACGGACGGCACTGGCGAGATCAGCCGATACGTTATTTACAACTACGAAGAAAACCACTGGAGCATTGGCAGCTTGGTTCGATATTCGTGGATGGATGCTGGCATCGAGGATCAACCCGTTGCATCGGTGACAACCAGCTCTGGCAACTGTTTGTTTGATCACGAAACGGGCTTTGATGATTATAACGACCCTATGTCGAACGTGTTTATTGAGTCGGCTGACCTTGACATTTCTGATGGCGAAAACTTTGCCTTTGTCAAAAGAGTCATACCTGACGTGGCTTTTATTAAACAAGCGGGTGTATCAACCTCTCCTGCCATGAACATTGTGCTCAAGCGCAGAGACTTCCCCGGTCAGTCATTAACCACCGACTCAACGACTCAGGTAACCGAAACCAGTACAATCAACAGTCTGCGTAGCCGTGCTAGGCAAGTGGTGTTGCGGTTTGAGTCGGATGATGACGCCAGTGGTAGCCAATTGGGTTACAAGTGGCGGGTTGGCTCTACAAGGCTAGACCTGCAACAAAGTGGTAGACGATAAGTGAGTCGCTTGCTTGAGACAAGATTGCCTCTGGCAACTGGAGAAAAGATAGACTCAGGCACGTTTAATCGGTTGATCCGAGTGTTGGAGTTAAACCTTGGCGCTGTGGATATAACGATTTCTCCGCACTTTAACGCTGACCAAATCAGCGAGCTTCAATTTGCAACGGGTAGCATTATCTTTAATACTACCACTGAGATACATCAAGCCTTTGATGGCACTAGATTTAGAGATTTGTATAGCCATCAAACCTATCCAACGGGCGTGGGAATAACGTCAGCCGTTGGTTCAGTAACCGTGAGTACACCGTAATGGATCAAATGCTTCAGAACAGAATTCAGAATCTCATAGGCGAAGAGATGCCTATGCCTCAACAGTATGCTGAAGGTGGTGGCGTTGAACCCGGCCCTGTTTCTCAGTTTGAACTAGACTCCGTCGAAGGTTTAGACAACGAAGAAACCATGATGTCTTTGGAGCAAGCTGCGAGTGACCCATCTAATCCAAACGCAGATTTAGAAGAAGCCTTAAGCCAGCTTATGATGGCTAGAGATCAATCTACCGATGAGGATGAGGTCGCTTACATTGACGGATTAATGAATGCTGCCGAAGTTGGCTCTAACGCTCCAATGGCTGACCTAGCTATGGAGCTATCTCAAGCTGGTCGTGGTGGTGACGTTACTTTAGCGCATTTAAGGCCGGGAGAAATTGTTCTTCCGCCTGAGACTATGGATGACCCAGAGTTTGAGTCTATGGTTGAGCGCAGGTTTGAGGAGATAGGCTTAGATCCACGGGCGGCTGTAGTTGGCGCGGGTATCGCAAGTTTAAACCCAATTACTGGCTTAGAAGAATTTGGTTGGTTTAGTAAGACATGGAAAAGTGTTAAGAAAGTCGCCAAGAAGGTAATTGAGCCTGTGGCAAAGGTTGCTCAGTTTATTCCCGGCCCTTGGCAGGTTCCAGCGGCTTTATATACCAAAGCGATGACGGCCTACAACGTAGCTAAAGGTCGAGCAAGCCCTCTGGCGTTGGCAAGTCTTATGTCTCCACTACCCGGCGGTAATGCGGCAGGAAGCGCGGCGGGAGCGGCAAGTAGTGCAGCCTCAAGTGGAGGGATCAGTAACCTGCTATCTAAAGCTGGCGACTTTGTGTTTGAAGGCGCAACACCGGGCAATTTGTTTACAAATACGGCTGGAGCAATAGGAAATGTTATA